AGCCACAAGTCACCGGCAATCAAATTGTCCTTCGGCTCGTCCGGCCCACGAAACGTATGATTCTTGCTATGGGCTTCGGCATACGCTTGCGCAGCCGACTCCTTCGCCTTGCTGATCTCGCCATTCGCCGTGGTCAGATCGGACTTGGTTTGGGCGATATCCTTCTGCGCTTGAGCCAAAGCCGTCTTGTTCGCGGCAATCGTCTGATTCGCGGCGGTCAGACTGTCCTGATTGGCTTTGATGTCGGATTTCGCCGCAGCCAACTGCTTCGACAAGTCAGTCTGAGCCGTCTTGTTCGCGGCGATATCCTTCTGAGCCTGAACGAGCTTCGCCGTATTGTCGGCCAGAGTCTCCCGAGCGTCCGCCAAGTCAGCCTGACCCGTCTTGATATCAGCCTTCGCCTGTTCCAACTGTTTCGACGCATCAGCCAAAGCCGTCTTGTTCGCGGCAATCGTCTTGTTCGTCTCGGCCTGTTGAGCGTTGATCGCATCCTGAGCCGACTTGTTATCCTCGACGGTCTTGCCAAGAGACTTCAACGCCGCGTCAGCCGTATCCTGCTGTTTTCTGACTGCATCGACGCCCTGAGCGTTCGCGTCGATCTTCTTCGCCGCGGCATCCAAATCGGAACGCAGTTGGGTCTGCTGGCTCTTCAAAGCGTTCGCAGCGTCAGTGTTCGCGTCAATATCCTTGCGGGCGGAATCCAACCCGTCGCTGACCTTCTTCACCTGAGCGGCGGCATCGGACTTCGCGGCATCCAGAATCTCCGACGCCGTATCATTCAAATCCTGCTGCGACACGATAGGTGCGATGATGACGGTCGCGTGCTCCGACTCGTCGGAGGCGTTCGGCTTGGACACGCCATTCACGTCATGCGCATTGTCATAGGCGACGGCCCAAACCTCGACCACATCACCGACCGGCAGCACGCCGGTGGCAAGCTCGCCCTTCCCACGCAACTGGCCCAAATCCAACGATTCACCAGTGCTATCAGGCTTCGCATACAATTCCACATGGTCGAAATCGGCGGGAACACCACCCTCAAGAGTGCCGTCCCATTGGACGAACACGCATTCCGTCCTACACACTGCGGTCACACCGGTCGGCCTGCCCGGAGGCGTCGTATCGCCAACCCACGGGATGATGCCATTACTGCCCGGCATCGCCGCACCCGTATCACCGCCGCCAATCCACGTCTCCGTGCCGTCGCCGTTATCGACGGCGATGGTGCCGGACAGGTACGTCAACCGCATATTGCTGTTACGCAGGGCGATATCCGCCAAAGTCAACGGAAGAGAAGCGTCATCGGGTCTGATTTCAACATGGTCTGCCAAAACGCACACTCCAAAAACAGAAAACCCCACGAAAACGTGGGGTGGGTACAAGAAAACCCCACGAAAACGTGGGGTCTGATATCATGCGGTCGGGTCTGCCACAGGGTCGAACTTCACTGTCACCTTGCCGGTCTGGTCGCCGCTAATCTGCATCAAACGCATCGGATACACGCCGTCCGGCAGATCAGGGAAGCCGTCTATGGCGATGTCGAACATCTCCCCCGGCCAGAACGAACCCAACGGATGCAAAGGCAATCCCATCGCATCGCAGTCGTTCACGTCTATCTCGCCGCTCAACTGCATCAACGGCTGACGGTTCGCGTTCAACATGCCGTCAGCCGCAGCGGCCAACAGTTCATACGTTTTCGCGTCCGTGTCGCTCGTGGTGGTCTCCCGCAGCGGATACGGGTCCTGACGTTTCACCAGAGTCAAATCCTCGCTCTGGCAGCACATCGTGCCCAAATCCGAACCGGCACCGGTCGCATACACGCGCATGTACGGTGCTGCACGGTCGATCTTGATGTTCTCCAACGTGCCACCATACGGTGAGCACGACAGACTCAATCGCTTGTCCTGATTCAGATAGATGTCGCCGTCCGAACCGGCGAGGAACCTGAACCGGACATGCTGCGAATCCGACAAGTAGGGCCGGAACTGCATGTCAGGCCCGCCATCCGCGTTCGCTATATTCTTCAGAATGTCAGCCGCGCGATGGTTCGACACGTTGAAATCCTTGTATTCCACGACGGTCTGACGTGGAAGCATCGTCTTATGCGGCCCATCGGTCGAAGTCGTGCTGCCGGTCTGGTTGCCGTTCCCGTCGAACGAGTACACGGTGGTGGTCGTGGTCACGGTACGTTCGGAATAATCCTTGTAGTTCTTCGTGACCGTCTTCTTCACGACCGTGGTCTGCGCCGTGGTCAACGTCTTCACGGTCGTATGCTGTTTCGTGACCTTGCCCTTGCGCGTATTGTACGTGTACGGTTTAGTCTCCGTGACCTGCTTCGTCTTCTTCGTCACATGCTGTTCCGTGATCGTGGTCGTGTCACCGTCAACGGAAGTCTCCACATACCCGTCAGCCGTGTTCACACGCTTCTTGCTCTTCTGCTTCGGAGCGTTCTTATCCTCGCTCGACCCATCGGAAGGCAGCGAATGCGTGCCCGTCTCGTTCAGGTAAGGCAAATCGATGGGCAGTCCACCGCCCGGCTTGACGCTCGTGCATTGGCGGATTACCTCACACGCCAACGCACGCCACGACAGGTTCTCCCAACGGAACGACCGTTTGGACGTGTGGCCCGCATCCTTGCCGAAAGCATCCTCATGCACCAGATACCGGTCGTTCAGCAAGCCCATCATGCTCACGTAAGGCACGCTCACATCATGCCAGCTGGACGTGCGTACGCCCAACGCGCCCGCCAATATCGGCGTGCCCATCGACGCGGTGTCATCCAACACGCTCTTCCAACACAACACAAGGCCACGCTTGTACGGCTGCAAGGCTGCGGCACGGGCGGCAGGGTCATCGCCCGGTATCTGCGTCCAAGGCAGTTCCAAGCCGGACACCTCGTCATCGCCGACTCCCTTGTCCTTCGTCGTGGAAAAACTCGAATCCGAAACGGTCATCGACCAAGTGAACGACGGTATGTCGATCTCCTGGGCCAACTGGCCGGAAACCGTGTCATACAGGTACGCCACCCAAGTCATCAGACCACCTGTCCCCTATCCCAGATGATGAACCGGCGTCCGCACCACAAGGCGTCCTTGTTGTCCTGCGACGCATTGTAATGGAACACGGGGGCGTTGCCGTTCTGCAACCAAGTACGCAAGCGTGCCGTATGATGACCCTTGCTCACAGCCGTCACATACGACGTCTCATGCGTCTCCCACGCGCCATACGAAACGAAGTTCGCGCACGAATGGTCCAAATCCTTGTTGTCGATCTGGAAGCCGATGGCCCACTCGGTACGATGCGACGTATCCGCCCACGAGGTAGCGCCAGCGGAACTCAGATTGCATTTGAACGACAATTCCAACATACGGTCGGAAGGCAAATCGAAATCTATCTGCTGCTCAAAATAGTATTTCTTGACCGTCGAATCGCCGGTCATGTCACGCCTATCCCAATTCTCGCCAATCTTCCCCAACGAAGCACCATACGGTATCGCGTAATCAGCGCTCCACATCTGCACCGCGCTGGCCGTGGACGAAGCGCCAGCGGGCATCTTCATCTTCCTCAGCATGGTAGCGCCAGCCGGAATGGTAGGCTCCGCAAGACTCGCGGACGGGGAACCCTGCGTGACGCCAACGGTCACATAATTGTCCGAATCCTTGTACTCCATCAGATTATGGGCCTGAATCCACACGATGTCGATACGCGGATTCGACGGGTCGCCAGCCGAGACGGCGTTCGTCTTACCGCCCTCGTAATAGGCGAGCGTCTTACCATCCGAATCGCCACGGCTACAGACGGCCACGCCAGCGGAAACGTTATACCGCAAGTCACTGCGGCCGGTGACGTTCAACCCGTCAACCAATCCCGTATTAGCCCACTGGGCACCGATGATGCGACGATGCACAAGAGGTGTCACACCAGCGCCATTGGTATCGGGAGACACGCCCAAAGCGACGGTACTCATTCAAAACTCCTTACATGTAAGTGTCACGCACACTGCAATCAACGAAACCGGTGCCTAGATTCGATAAAGTCACACGAAGCGAACCGCCAGCCGGAATCGTGGGAAAACCACGCTGCTCCAACTGACGGCTCACATCCTGACCACCCAACTGGGCGGTACGGCTGCGGCAATCCAACACCAGCGGCACATCCCTGACCGTCTGATCGCACACAATCGACTGCTGGGTGCCCGGAAAATCCAAACGCACGCCATCCATAGGCCCATGCACGACGAACACCGGATAGGCGCGGGAAGTGCCGTTGTTGTACAACAATCCGACGTTCGACCCGACGCCATCCAATTTCAACCCGTAGTTCAACGGGTAAGCCAACCCACGCAAACCAATATTCGACTCGGTATGCATCAGGCTCGGTGAAGCGTTACGCGCGCCCTGCCATTCGGTCCAATAGCCCGGACCATACCGCAATCCGACGTTCCCGCCGGACACATGCATCGCGCTCAACTGGCATGTGTACTCGTCCATGCTCAATATCTCGGGACGTTCGCAGGTCACGGTGATTGTGCAATCGTCCAGCCAGCCATCATTCGCATACTTAGCGGACGCCTTCACAGTGGCCCTACCAGTCGTATAACAGTCGTAGCCAGCATCCCTCAACCGGAACCGCACTTTGCTATGCGCACACACACGACGAACCCTATTGAGAAGCCTTACGACACCCTGACGGTCATGCGCCGACACAACGAAATGCAACGTCAACACGCGAGCGGAATACAGGATATCCGAAGCCCACACGTCATGCGCCCCATCGCCCTGACCCCGCTCGCTCATCACCGTCTTGTCATCCGGCGTCTCGAACCAACCCTCGACACCATCCGCGCCAATCAGGAGAACATCATCATCAGGGTTCACACCATCACCACCATCGAACGTCAACGTTTCCGTCCCGTTCGACAGTTCGACCAGTTCAGGCAAATCACTCAACGCTGATACCTCCTAGCCTCGGCCAACGCGTTACGATGCAATATCGGCGCGGCAACATACAGATCGTCATTGCTTCTTACGACCTTCGTGTTGAACGTCTGATTGACAGTCGTTCCAGTGCTTGCGGGAACCTGAACGTTGACCTCATACAAGCCTGACATCATCTTCTCCACACGGCCGCCAGCCGCATACGCGCTACGACTCATATCAACCGCACTACGCGCATACGACGTGCGAGCCTGCGACACCGCCCTGTCCAAATCGCCGGTAGCGTTCAACACGTTCAGGAAATTCGGGCCGACAGTACGATCAAGCTTGCTTACCGCAGCGGCACGAATAACATGCTCGCCATTCGACAGCCACATGGGAATCGAATCAGACGTGCCAGTACCCGGCCCGCTGATACGACCACCAGTAGCCTTGCCAGCCTTGGAGCCCTCGAAGATGCCCCTGATGTGGACGGTAACCCAATTCGACACGCCGCTAATCCATTTATTGGCCGACGCCACAGCAGAGGAAAGCGAACCATCGACATGGCCCTTAAATCCGGTGTTATGACTATTCGGTACGGAACTGATATTGCCTTTGGCGGAACCAGTCGCACCAGCAGTATTGTCCGTCGCATTCACGTTCGTACCATGACTATTCGGTACGGAACTGATATTGCCTTTGGCCGTACTGGTTGGGCCACCAGTGTTGTCCGTGGCTGTCAGCTTGGAATCGACATGCCCATACTGCTCTTCATAGGCACCCATCGTCAGTCTCGCAGAACCAGCACCATTCGCGGTATCGTCCGTTGCGGTGATGTCAGTGTTCTTCACATCTGGAATCAAACTCAACGCGATTCGCAAGGCATCAACCTCGCTCTTACCAGAGGAAGTCGCCTTCAAGTAGGCTTCTTTAATCTCAGGAACCTGCCAGATGGCATCCCTTAACGCATCCAAATCAGACTTGCCTTCGGATTTCGCCTTGACAAAAGCATCCTTCATCGCCGGAATCGAAGAAATACTCTCTTCCAACGCCTCGGTATCACTCTTGCCTTCGGTGATGGCCTTGAGGTAAACCTTCTTCAACGCGGGCACCTTCATGACGGCATTGGTCACATCATTGGCCGCGACAATCGCCAGCTTGTTATCGCCGGTAATCACGACCGTATGCTTGCCATCGGAAAGCCTCTGCACCATGTCGGACAACTGGTTGGCATCGGTCTTACCCTGCCAGATGGAGTTCAACAGAATATCCTTGACCTGCTTACGTGTCCCATCGGGGAACAGGTAGCTCATACTGTCAACGACATTCGCCAGGTTCTCCTTCGCTTCCAACGATTGAACGTTGATCTGTGTGGTGACTTCCTTCGGAGTCATCAACAGACTTGAGTTCAATCCGTCAACAGCAGCGGCGTCCAAACCAGCGGCAGATGCCTGAGCGTTGAAGTTGCTGGACAATTCCTTCTGCTTAGCGAGCACATCCTTCTGCGACTTACCTTGCTTAATCATCGCATTCAGGTAATCATTCGAACTGGAAGCCAAAGCGGTCAACGAGTCGGCGGCGGTACGGCCAGCCTCAGTCGTATAGTCGAAATCCTTCTTCTGGGCATCCCAAACCTGTTGGCCTTTGGAATGAAGATCATTTACGGTCTTCATCGCCTCGCCAACCTGCTGCAACGTCTTCGCATAACTGCTGGACGCGGCAGCGGCCTGAATGTTCGCGTTGCGCTGGGATTCAACCTGCGAAGCCAGAGAGCCTGTCACGGTAGCCAACCGCTCTTTCTTCTCGGTGGCGTTCAATAGCCCATCCGCGATGGACTGCCAATCCTGACCCTCATCACGAAGACGATCAGCCCAACCAGCGCTCTTGCCAGCGGCAGCGGCCTGCGTCTTGATGGACTTCTCGATCTCATCGTTGTATTTCTGGGCGTCAGCCAAAGCGGTCTTCGCGGCCTCGTGCATGTTGGTGGACTTCTGAAGCCTGTTCATACTGCCCATATCGAACACGGTCGCGGAGTTCTTGTCAGCCGAAACCTGCTTGTTCGTCTGGGTCGTCATCCGCTGCAACGTCTTGATGTAGCTGTTGTAGTCACTCTTGCTGCCGGACAGTTTGCGTGCGACCGAATCCTCGTTCTGACCGAGCATCTGCAATGCAGAAGACATGCTATCCACATTCGACGTTCCACGCCAGAACTTGTCCCAAGAGGAATCCGAAGTGGAGAAGTTGGATTTCAGTGTGGAACCGAAGTTATCCAGCCGGTTCTTCAACCCCTCAAGCGAGGAAACCTGAGCTGACAAAGCGTCAGGCGTTGCCTTAGCCGCCTCGTTGAACGATTCGATGTTGGCTTTGACCTGTTCGACATGCTGGGAATACGCGCTGAACGCCGTGCCAGCGGCAGCGAGACCAGCCGTCAATGCGATGCCGGTAGGACCGCCAAGCATATCCAATAGGACGGTGCCGGTATCCTTGGCGACGCTCTTCAAGCCGGAAAGCTTGCCCTTGACGGGTTCGGCGTTGTCGTCCAGGCTTCGCAGACCCTTGCCAGCACTACTGGCGTTATTGCCCAACAGGACAGCCCCCTCGGCTGCAAGACGGGCCTCCTGACCAGTCTTTGCCACCTTGGAAGCGGTCTTCTCAGCCTGCTCCCCCATCTGCTCCATACCCTTGACGGAGCCGGTGAACAAGCCCGCCACATTGCCATACGCCATCGCGCCGCCTGTGACCTCAGCCGTCGTCTCGTTACGGGAAAGACGAGCCATCGCGGAAATCAACTGGGAAGCCTTGACCTTCGTGCCATCCATCGTCACACCCAACTGGCGCAACATGTTCTGATACTGCATCGTGCTCTGAATGTTCTCCAAAGCACCGCTCTTCAACGCCGTCCAAGCTGACTTGCCAGCACGACCGAACGTCATCCACAAGCCCAACATGCCCTGAATTGGGGCTGGCAGCTTCGAGAAGGCGTCACTCAACGCGCTTGTCGCATTGGCGATGGCCTCAATCGTGGGAGCGGCAGACTTCAACGAGTTGGCAAGCGTGCCGCCGAACGTCTTCGACAACTGGCCCGCCATGCGGACAAGACTCGAAAACATCGGAGACGTGGACGCAAGACTGGAAGTCACCATGCTCAGACCATCACGCACATCACCGGAGAACGTGCGGATGCTACCCGAAGTGCCGGAAGCCAGCTTCGAGGTGTCGGCCACGAAATTACCGGTCAACTGACCAAGATTCGTCATCGTACCGGCAAGATCGTTCCGCGACTCGTTCGCAGCATGTCCGATATCGGCGAAAGCGTCACGCACGCCCTTCTGGGCGTCCCTAGCGCCAGTCACCCAAGCACGCAACGTATCCTGGGCGCTCATGGAGTTAATCGCACGGTCTGCACGCTGCAACACGCTGCTGAACTGCTCGATGCCATTCTGGTATTGGGCAATCGGAGTGAACACACCTTGCGCGATACCCTTCAACGAGCGAAGGGATGAGCCAAGATAACCAGCCTGCTCCTTGACTTCGGACATGGCCTTGTCAACACGGTCGGAGTCGTCCATCACGTTCTCGGCCCACTTGGCGAACCAAGACGCATCCTCGCTCAACCATTGCGTGAACTGCGGCAGATACTTGCCGCCGACCATGCCGATATGGGACAATGCGGTAATCAGGGATTCGGCACCGGGAACGAGATTGTCCATCGACTCGTTTGCACGGTCGAAGACGGCTGGCAGCTCGTTCGCCTGATAGGACGCTTTCACGGCGAGCATGAGCTTTTCGACTATCTCGCCCTCATGCTTGGCGAGAGTGCTCATCTCCGGCACCAGCGAATCGCCTATCGCGTTCGCCGTATCCATGATGGCGGGCTTCGCCTTGCCATAGAACGCATCCTGCACGTTCTGGGAAAGCTGGGACAGCTTCGTGTTGGCGAAGTCGATCTGGCTGCTCCACGTCTCGCCCTTGTCGCCATAGATCATCTTGAACGTGGCGAACACCGCGCCCAAGCCGGTCAACGCCGCAGGAGCCGCATAAGCCGCCTTGGAAAGGCTCACAATGCTCTTGCCCAAGCCGCCGACCGTACCGGAGACGTTCACTGCACCAGCGCCGATATCGGACAATACAGTGCCGACAAGCGCTAGACGTGGAACCTTCTTGTCCAACGTGTCGAACAGGTTCACAAGATTCTGGAACTGGTTCTCGACACCCTTCAAGCCGGACGCGCCATACGTCATGCCGTTGAGAATCTTGCCGATGTCAGTTCCATGGAACTTGGCGAAGATGTCAATCGTGCGTGGGCGAGTGAAGTAAGCGAGATGGGCGCGGGCCAAAGCGGTCTCAAGATCGACATCCATATCAAGGGTGTCGTTCTTTTCTTGGAACTTCTTCAGCTCCTCTTCGGCGTGCTTCTTGTCGATATGGAGCTTCGCCGGAATCTCCGCATCGGGATTGGACTTCAGCTTCTCCGCATACCGGCGCATCTCAGCTTCGACGTTCGAATACTCGGCCTTCAACGTGACCGGAACATCGAGCCTCTTATGCTCAAGCTCCCGCATGGCGCGGCGTATCTCGTCAGCGCCATCCTCATAGAACTCGACCTTCACACGCTGCGACTCGAACCGTTCGATATCACGGTTCAGACGGGCGAAATCACCTTCGACATCGACCTTCACCCGCGCCTTCGGATTATCCTTCAGAAGACGCTGGTAATAGGCCAGCTGCCGGTACATCTCCCACAGTTCGGCCTTCAACGTGACCGGAACATCGACGCCGCGACGTTTGAACGCCTCGATCTTCGACTTGACCTCACGCAGATTCTCAGCGACGAACCTCAGACGGATATCCTGACGGTTACGGACGCCGTTCATCGAATACAGGTCGGCGAGACGCTTCTGGAAATCGGAACCCTCAAGACGGGTCGCCTTCGTGACCGGACTCTTCTTCAGCTTCTCGATACGCTCGTCGAGCTCGCCAAGCATCTTGACGGTACGCTTGTACTCGTCAAGGTCGAACCAGTTCCGGTTGTTCCGCTTCATGGCGGACACGTCGGACTCAAGCTCCTTGCGCACGCCACGATACGTGTCGATAAGGTTCTCGGCCTCACGCCGCGACTCCGCGAACCGCTCGCGGGCGATGGCCGTGGAGCCAACCGGACGGGACCATTCGTCCCTAGCCTTCTTCGACTCGCGGGCCATCTCGGCCCGCTGCGCCTCGATCTCCTTCGCAAAACGCGACGACGCGACCTGCTGGCCCTTGAACCAGTCGGCATACGTCTCCTGCTTCTGATGCAGTCCCAAAGCCGTGTCACGGGCCTTGGAGAAGTTCGCCAACGAATTGCCAGCGGTGACGATGCTCTCCTCAAGAGCACGCACCTGACGGGTCATCTTCGACACACGCTTCGCATCACCATCGGACGCGATGTCCACAAGCGACGACTGCGCCTTACGCAGCCTGCCAAGCTCCTTCTCCTGACCGGCGAGCGCCTTGTTGACCGCTGTGACCTGCTTCGCGGCTTCGCGTTCCTGCTTCCACAGGTCGGATGTCGGGAGCTTCTGCGTCTTCATCTCAAGGCGTTGCGCGTCGAGGCGTTCGACTTCGCGGGTGGCCTTGGCGAGGTCGCCTTTCAGTCCGCGAATGTCGTTGCGGGTTTTGACGATTCGGTTGGACAGTTTCTCGAATTGGCGTATCTGCTCGTTGGAGAGGTGTTCGTTGCCTTTGATGAGTCCACGGACCTGCTGGTACAGGTCCATCTTCTTCTCGCGGTACTTATCGACGGTCTTGTCGAGGCTTGTCGCGAACGAAAGCTGTTCGGTTTTTTTGAGGGCCGACTTCTTGAAGAAGGATGTGTCGGCCATCTCGCGGCCTTTGGCGTCGAACACCTTGACGGTCTGGTCGAGGTTCTTTTCGACCAGTTTCGAGTTCAGCAGCCCGTTGCCACGGAGGGCCGTGTTTGTGCGGGAATTGAACTCGGACAGGCCACGGTTCAATTTGGACGAATCGAAGTCCGGTTTGAGCGAGAGTCCGCGACGAAGGCGTTCCTCCTGCTGTTCGAACCGTTTCATCCACGGGTCGATGTTCTTCGTATTGGGTTTGAAATTGAACTGTATGGAGGCGTTCTTGCCGTTCCATTCGCGGTAGGCGCGTTCAAGACTGGCGGTGTCCGGTTCGAATACCGCGTTCACGTCGAGGTCGTTTATGCCGCGTGCGGCCTCCTCGACCTGACGGCGGAAACCCTTCGTATCCGCAGTGACACGAACGACGACTGTACCGGCGCGATGCTCGCCAGCCATAGGCAACCCCCAGAAAGAAAAAAGGAAATAGAAAACCCCCACGGGAATGTGGGGGTTTGTTCAAAATCAGGTCATGTGGAACTTCGTGAACATGTGTTCGAAGTTCTCCGCTGTACCTTCGTTCTCCCGGCGAGGCGGCTCCTTGTCAGCGCCGGGAGGGAGCAGTGGATGCGGTTTGGCATTCTTGCCCCCGTATTTCGCGGTAATCACCGTGTTCATCATGTTGCGAACCTCAACGGCGACCATCGTCTTCGAATCCCATCCAAGCCATGGCAGTACGGTCGGCTTGTCTGTCTTGGACTCATCGGACGCGGTTGGAGGCTCATCCTCCAATATCCGCGCCCTGTACAGGCTGTCAGGCAGTGCCATCAGCCCCGCCGCGAGGCGTTCGGCGCGGGTGGGATTCAGCCTCGTGCCGGTTATGTCCAGACCATAGAAACGTTGGAAGTCGGAAGTCAGTTCGACCGGGTGGACGCGGACTTGCGCTTCGAAGCGAGCGATTTTCCCAGTTGGTCCGTGTAGAACATGAGAATCGCTTCGATGAGCCAGAACAGTTCATCCAATCCGATGCCCGTCGCCCATTCGTCAACCTTGTCAGGCTTCACTGTCAGCGACTTGACCCAATCCAAAGCCGTGCCGACGAACTCCATGCGTTCGTCGATCTTCGCCTCGATGTCGTCCAGGGACTTGGCTTCGGGGCCGTTGATGTCGGCGCTGAGCGTGAAACCGGCCATGCCGGACAGTTTGCGCAGTTGTGCGGACTGCTTGAACGAGAGACGTTCAGCAGGGGCCAGAGGCGGCAGAAGCGAGAACAGCGGCTCGTTCTCGCACATCTCCGCCCACGTCTCAGGGATGCGGAACTCGTCGGCTTCCGCAGCGGTGTTCTCTTCAACAGTCTCGTCAACCATGTTTTCTCCTATCTGAAAAGCGTTGAAAATCTCCTATCTTCCGTCAATGAAGAACGGGAAAAGACCGGAACCCCCGGATAGGAGAAACAGGGGTCCGGCGTCAATACGAAGACTGGAACAGTCCGAATCAGGACTGATTCATCTTCGAAGCCTCGAAGAACACAATCGGCTTCTTGCCGGCGACGGACTCGACCTCGCCGGTCATGCCCTGCTCCACGAAATCATCGCCCGAGAAATCAGGACCACCATCGAAGGTCACAGAAACCTTGCGGAACAAAGCGCCGAAACGGATATCCGAATCATCGTCGGCGGACTCCTGAGCCAACAGGAACAGGCTGAACGTCTGTGGCTTCTTGGTGATGTCCACACCAACGCCGCCATCCTCGTCGGTGCCGTTGTAGATCAGCTTCAGAGTGTCGCCATCCAACTGCAACGACTTCGCGGTGATGGTGCACGTCGAATCGGCGTAGGTGGTACGCAGGTTCTTACGCGCCCACGAATTATGCGTGGTCGCGTCGCCGCCGTCGAACGAGAACGAAATCTTGTTGTCGGCGGAAGTATGCCCCAGATTGGTCCACACCTGATTGGCGCCCGGTGTGACGGAAGCGGCGGTGTCCACCTTCACGGTGTCAGCGTTCAGCTTGAACACCTTGGCACCATCCTTCGGCAGCGGAGTGCCGACCGGAGCGTAGAACAAAGTGCCGTAAGTGGCAATCAGAGTCGCGTCATCATTAAACGCCATCTCATATCTCCTTATAAAAAAAGCCCCGCACGAGGCGAGGCTTGAAAACGAAAAACAGAAAACGGAAAATCATCCGGCGCGAAGCGAATCCTCCGCGCGGACGGTGAACGAGGAAGCGGAATACTGCTTCACCTTCTTGCCGGTGGCCTGCTTGCCGCCAGCGCTTTTGCCGAAACCGGGATTGCCCACAATCCGAATGACACGACCCGAATCGGTACGCCCGTAACGCGGCCATTGCATGATCTGCTGGTACACTTCCTGCGCCAAGCGGAAGGAACGGTCCGCATCGTTCGTGGCGACGATGATGTCGATGTCGCAATCCCACACGCCGGTCGAATGATTGCCGGTCGCCATGGTCGGCGCGTTCGTATGGAACAGCACGATGTTCGAGAACGACGCCCAAGTGTCCACATCGACATCGATCTCGTTGAGCACATGCACGTCGGGCCAGTCCGGGTTGCCGGTGAACCCAGCCGTGAGAAGCGTGTACACGAGCGAATCGAAATCGACCATCGGACGTTCCTGCGGGTAACGCTCGTAGTCGGGTTGAATCAACGGCATCAGACACCACCGTTCATACGGGCCGCGTCACGCATCACATGATGTCCCTCGACCCAACGGTGACGCTGCTCGTTCCAAGCGCCCCACTCGTGTTCGACGGCCACGTTCGACCCGTCACGACCCTCGACATCAAGACACACATCCGTGTCGATGCCGTGGTAGCGTTTCTCAAGACTCAAATCCTTGGCGACCGGAATACCCGGGTCACGGCCAACCGCACGCGCGGCGGCGAGCATCCTCGCATCCGCAAGCACCTCGTCGGCCTTCTCCGACGTGGCCTGCGGGCCGAACCATTCCGCCACCTTCGTGCTCAGATCACGGTCAATGAAAACTCTTGCCATCGGCCTCACCCCACACATGGTCGTCAGGGTCCGGTTCGGGAGGCTTCGGACGCAACCCCACCGGAATCTGCGAATAGTCGGCGTTACGCCGGATATGCATCTCATAGTGGGGAACCTCGCCATGCTGACGGAACGTCGGAGCGCCGTCAACGTCATAGCAGTCGCCCTGATACCAGACCTCCGTATGGATATCGCCATGCCATTCCACGGCAACGACCTGAGACGGCGTGACCTCACGCAAACCACCCCAAGTCTGCGGCGACTTATCCTCGGCACCGGAAATCGAAAACATGCCAGCCTGCTGCTCGCGCCCCTCGACGGAACACCAGCACCAGTAAGCCTTCCCGGGAACATACGTCGTCCCATGCGGCCCGCGACGGACCGTATACAGCACGACGATCACCTTGTCCCGATACAGAATCGAATCAGGCTTCACCCAAGGAACAATGACCTCTTCGTAAGGATGCTCCACAACGACATCGGAACCGGACTTATCGTATGGATGCCCCAAATCCCATGTTTCACGAGACATAGGCATCACATTCCATAAATACGGTTCACACCGACGCCAACAGTGCCGATAGGACCACGCCCGGACGCATAGCCATCCAGAATCTGCTTCTCCCTTTTCGACAGATACAGATTCGGAGACGCATCCTTGCCGGGCGGATTATCCTGCGGGTCGAAACGCGTGAACTGGTACGTTCCATTCGATTCGGTCTTGATATCCGAATAGCGGATGACACGCCACACCATAGAACAGATGACGAACTCGTAATCCTCAAGATCAAGGTCGCCGGACTTCAACCGTGGAACACAATTCGTACTCGAAGTGGACGCGACGGTCTCCGCACGATGGCACATGTACGTGAGCCAAGCGTTCGGATACCGTTTCAACACGTCGGCGTCGGGAAGGCAATGAAGCTCCAAGCATTCCACCCAATCGACGGCATCGGTAACACCATTCGACATCAGCGAAACCCCCTAAGCTTCAAGAAGGCTACTTGCCCAGCACGTCCGCCTTGAAGGTCGAGACGGCCTCCTTCAGAATCGGCAGATAATTGCCGTTGACCCAAATGTCGTAGTTCAACGGAGCCTGATGCGACAACATGGCGCCGATAAGACCATCGTTCACGCTCTTGTTGATCTCATACTCCGAGTTCTGGGCCTCTGCGGTAGGACCGGACAGTGTAGCGCCAAGAGACGAATCGTTGAACGACGGAAGCAGAACGAACGTCTTATCCGGGAACGCGGCGGAAACATCGGCATCCATATCGAAGGTGTTGTCGAGCTTCAAATCCTCGTAAGCCTCATCGACCAGAAGCACATCGGTGATGCCGGACTGCGCGCGAAGCACATCCAACACCTCCTGACGGGACAGCCTGGTCTTCGAATGCTCCAAATCCATGCCGGACACCTGAGTACGGAAGAACTCGTTGGTGCGCATGGCATCGATGACCACACCGGTGGTGGCGACCGCATGCGGCTTGCGACCATAAGCCTTGCGCATGATCTTCACCCAAGCCTCGATGTCGTCGCACGGGTTCGACTTGTCGTTATCCCAAGTGGTGGTCGGCTTCACATCCTGCTGGTTGCCCGGACGCTTGAACGAATACGTCACATCGACGCCGTTCTCCTTGATGACCACCTTGCCGGTCACCAAGCACTGCAAACGCTCCAACTCCTCGGTCACACCGGCCTGCTGGCCCAGAGCCTCGAACTTCGCCTCGGCCTGATCGTGGATATATGCGGTATCGTCCTGATGCTTGGCGATATCACGCTCGGAGATATGGTCCATACCGGACAACGGCAACAGGCCGGTATGAATCTCGGCGGTCGAGGTCTCGGACTTGGTGTGCCCGATCTCGGCGTCCAACGCACGATGCTTCATCGCACGGGTCTTGGACTTCGGAATGACCGGGGTCCAAGAAGCGGTCCAATCACCATCGTTGGAGGTGACCGGGAAAATATTCGACAACGGCAGGATGCCGTTCACGTAATCATGTCCCGCCTGAGCGACCTCGGTCGCCTCGGACGGCGGGATGATGGTCTTGTCAATAGCCAAGAAAAACTCCTTAGATACGCAAAAACCCACCGCGATGGGTGGGTTTCACAAAATTTTTAGAGGTTAAGTGACCGTCAATCAGGAAATCGTGATGTTCACGGTCTTTCCGTTGGACAAAGTGGCCTTGCCAGCGGTGATGGCCTTGGACGACGGGTCCTGAGTCAATTCGATCTTGGTGATGGTCGCACCATCCTTGCCAGCCGGACCCGGAGTGCCAGCCGCGCCGGCCGAAGCGGACAACGGCTTTACAACGTCATCCTCAACGTCGTAGAACTCGCCGCCCCACACGGCACCAGCCTCCGGCTTCACCGGAAGATTCGAGGCCACGATGTCGCCACGATAGGTCATGCCCACGGTCGGGTCGTCCAAATCCCAGCCGGACAGGTTGATGTTCACGGCCACCATGGATTCAAGCAGACCTGCGATCTTGGTCTGACGGCCATCGGTGGCCTGCTTGTCATACGGACCATACGAGCCGACGTTCGCGCCGGAAGTGATCTTCGCCAGCGGAATGCCGGAACGAATGTAAACGGTCGTGGCCTTCGGACCCACACCGGTCAGATACTTGTTGTCTTCGGTCTTGAACAATTCAGGCACGATGGTGACGGACACCGAATCATTGGTGTTCTTCTCGCCATAACGCCAGGAATTGTCCTCCTCAACGGTGACGATACCGGAGGAATGAACCATCTCTTGAGTCATACGCTCAATCCTTTCAAAGAATCAGTAGGAAACTACTTGCTGCGCTTACGTGCCTTCTGACGTTCCATCACACGCTTGTAAGCGTCGCCCGGCTGACGTTTCGGATGCGAGGTGCCGGACGGGAACTCGGCCTGCATGGCTACCTTGCGGGCCAAAGCATCCTCAGTCTGCTGCGGTTTCCTCTCCACCTTGGAAGTGTCAATCGGGTTGTACGCCGCATACTTCTCAGCCCACGACGCGATGGCCTCCGGCTCCGTTGCGGGGCAGAGGTCGGAAAGAACAGCGTCCGTGATCTGCGGATACTTAGCCTTGGCCTCAAGACGCGCAATCTGCGTCTTCGCGGCCTTAAGCTCCGCATCAGCGGACTGGAAAGCCTTGTAATTGGCCGAAGCACGGTCTTCGTTCTTACGGCTCATAGCCTTCCATTTGGCAAGCTCGTCATTATCGGACGGCTTGGAAGAATCATCGGAACCCTTCTCATCGACCGGAGCGTCATGCTCGACGGCGGGTTCGTCAACCGGAGTGGTCTGAGCATCCTTCACGGCATCCTCGACCGTTCCGGCCTGTCCAACAGTCTTGTCCTTTTCGGATTCGACTTCATTATCCTGAGAGGCCATAAGACCAAATCTCCTTAATATTTAAGCGGCCAGTCCCAAAAAACCGCGAGAATAAGCCAACAGGCTCCGCACATACTGCCAAGCCTGTTTAGTGTGGACTGTCTTTTTGAACTCATACGAACGCCCATCGAAACGGAATTGAACCGAATCCTTATCCCCGTCCAACAACTCCTTGTACCGGGAATTGAACTCGGTCGCACGAGCGCACATACGCTCCATCTGGGCGCGGGTCATCTTCATGTCGGGCAAACGCCATTCCGGCGCATTCGAGTTCACCGGAGCATCCTTGCGAAGAAGCACAGGCCCAAGCTCGCTATTATTGACGACCTTCACACGAAGCTTCGTCAAATCCGTGGCGTTCGTGGAATAATCACGGCCAGCCGTTTTGCCAGCGGCCTTGTAAATCGTCATCAGATCATCCGAGTTCAATTTCAACCCGGGGTCGTTCGAACCGACGATTGGAGCCACCGTACACTTGCAACGATTGTGCATGGGCATCAAATCAGCCCTCGTGAACGTGTTCGTGGCGGCTACGACGCACAGGCCACAGGAACCCGTCTTCGACAATTCAGGATGGATGACACGCCTGTAACGTTCGACACCGGAACTCCTGTAACGCGACTGGATGGCACGATTCTGCGTCACATACCCGTCAGTGACCGCATTGTTCTCCAACTGGATTTTCGCGGACATCAGCCAAGCCTTAACATGGTCGGCTGCGGACTGGTCGGCGTCCTTCAGAATCTCATCCCACGTAGCAGGTCGAATCCCAGGATTCTTCACGGCCTGAGTGCGATACTCGTCGGCGACCCTCATGGCGACCTGCCACGGGTCCGTGTTGGCGCGAACGACCTCATATTGTGGGATATCCCCCAAACCGTTCACACCGGCCAGGCGCAGCATCGTATCCGCATACGAGATGCCCTGCTGGCGCATGGCCTTCACGAACGCGATATGCTGCTGCGTCACATAAGCAGCCGCGCCCTCGGCCACCGCATCGTTCCACCAGTCTGAAGGAGTCAGGCTACGCCACATGTTCCAAGCCCTGCGGACGAACTCGTCAACCAGCTTCAACCGCTGGTCATCCAACGCCTGAACGGCAGCCAACGCGCTATCGGCCATCAGACCCCCATAACGTCGGACGAATCATCCGACGGCAACCCATCGGACGGCACATCGGACGACATCGAATCCGAACCAGAGCCGGTGGAGAACGAATCCAAACCGGACCCGTCACCCAGATACGAATCATTCATCGTCGCATCAGTCTGCTTCGCCGACGAATCCAAAGCCGCGTTCTGCCGCGCCATGGCATTCAGGAAACTCGTATCCTGGGCATCCTGAATCATCTCCGCGATCTCCGTCTCGGTCATATGCAGATAACGACGGGCGATGGTCTTCAACGGAAGAACACCCTTCACCTGAGCCGCAGCCTGACACTGCTCCAACTCGGACGGAAGCTCCAACGGCTCCCAAGTCGTCTCGAAACGCTCCTCCGACGCATTACTGCCGGAAGCGGTCAACGCCATCTTCAACAGGAGCACGAAAGCGTCATTGGCCCTCATGTTCATGTCACGGACCTTCAACCGCAGCATACGGGTCGTCAGCTTCGCACCCTCGGCGGAACCAGCCACATCAGGCGAAAGAATCGACAACGGAGTGCCAGTGGCACCTGCCAGAAGCTTCACATCGGAAGCGGCCGCATTCACAATCGGCGTGATATCCGTAATGGACGATTCGCCAATCTTCGCATCGGCAGGAAGCAGCCACAACGCGGCGGGACCCATCTCGAACAGTTCCGAATAGTCGATCTTGTCACCGGCCTGAGCCTTACCGGCCTTGACCGCAGGGTCGCTCTTCTGGTAATACTCAGGCATGTCGCCGGACACCCAACGCTGCTTGAACGCCTGCATCTCCTGAATGCAGAACCGTTGAAAACGCTGCTGGTCGATGGACCTCAACGTCTTCAAGGAAGCCTCGAACTGGCCCTTGCCGTTAGGAGTGGTCAACTGCACGATAGGAAGACACCCGCAATCAAGGGCGAACTTCCAATCATCGCCGGAAGACTGGCCCTCCCACTCGAACTGCGCCTCGAACTCTGGACGCTTCTTCGAATCGTCGTTGGCAAGGTCATACACGGTATCCTCGTCATCGACCGAATCGGAAGGCAGCGTGCGCGACTTGACCTCATGCTTCGCGGTACGCGAATAGACGCTCTGAATCTCACCATCATCATTACGGACGATGCGATACAAAGTCAACCGTTCGATCTGCTCTTCCTCGGACCACCCATACACCACAGCCGAATCCTTGTCATCGGACACAACCGTGCTCCACGGACTCAACCGTTGGATATACGAAGGATTCTCCTTGCCAAGCACCATCGCATACGCGGCACCGTAAATCGCCGCATCCATGAACATGTTCAACGAACGGACATCCATGCCGCACTTATCCCACATGTCATCCGCATCCGTGCTCCGCATCGTCTTATCGGCGACAAGACGAAAACCAGTGGGATGCTGCGACGTGATTACCGCATCCGCAATCGTATGGGCCAGATTCAACGGGCAGATATCCACAAAACGCCTATACACTGCACTGGCCGTAGTGGTCGCCGCCTTCGGCACGGACTGCAACGGAACCGTCTCACGACCGTCATAAAACGTCTTCAACACACACAAGTCGGGAATACGATTCTGCAAACGCGTCGCAAGACGCGTCAACGCCAGACCATCACCATCAGGCTCGTCATCACCAGTAACAAGACTCTGCATATTAGAAGATGTGGAAGCCATACGAACACCCCAAAATCACCAGACCCGCTGCGGCATCACCCGCTGCGGAGTATCATCCTCGAACTGGCCCAAATACTTCTCACGCGCCGCATAAGCCAACACGCCAGCCATGCACGCATCAATCTTGTGCGGACTCTTAGGCGTCTCCTTATGAATCTGATAGCCCCAACTCTTCTCACGCCGCTTCGCATTACGGAAATGCGACACAAGACGCGGGTCGGCACACAAAAGAATATTATTCGGGTCAGGCTCCCCATCCTCGACAGGCTCGGGAGCATACTCAAACGACGAATGAGCGCACTGCAACGCACGATACATATCCTGCGACCAGTTATTCGTCCAAAACTTCATCATCGAAGACTGACCACGGGCATACACCTTCATGCCACGCCCATACTCAGCCTCCCAGCCGCCAATCATCGACTCGAAGAAATGCGCATCAGCGAAACAGCCGATGACATTGTAATTCTCGAACATACGACGCACGGCGGCATCGAAACCATCACGGTCAACACGCCAATCAGGGTCCGCATTATCAGGACGCTGCTGCAACTTGATAAGAAACAGCAAACCATCCGACACGCGACAACCAACCAACGCGGTCGAATCATTACGAATCGAACCATCGAACCCAAGCGTGATCTCCTCATCCTCGTCAATGAAATCCTTCCAGACCCCATCCAAACGAGACGACGAGCCGACAGCACGGCCATACAAATCCCTGTAAGCCAAATGCGACTGGATCGCAGGCTCCGTAAGCCACGAATCCTCACTCGACGCACGAGAGTTCAAATAATAACGAATCGAATCATTCGGGTCAGAATCAGGCTGGTAAATCTGCCCCATCAGACCATGGATATCAACCCAACCATCCTTCGACGGCCCCGGCTCGACACCCTCATCACGAAGCGAGAACCCCTCAACCGAATAACCATCGGCATCAACGGCCTCGATACGCCCATCAGGAAGAATGATGTAATCCTTACCATCATCCGAATGGGCGGCAGAACCATACGACTCATACAACGCGTGCTCAAGCTTCTTCTCATCAGGAAAATCCTCGATAGGAAGCGTCGAATACCGATAGTCGAAATACAAGCCCTTATAATGCTTGGAACGGCCAGCCTGAATATCCTCCGCGATCTTCAACGTGTTCTCCGCCACACTGTTCTGACCAGGACGGAAATACGTCGTCATCTCCAACACCCAAGGGTCGGCATCCAACGAACGCTTCGGAAGATTACGCTGAACCGTCTTATACATCGAATGATGCTTCGGCAGCGTATACAGATGCACCTCATCCATCAACGCGAAAGTCTCAAGACCACCATCCTTCGACGCATCGCCGGAAGTCGTGGGAATGATCTCCCCACCCTCCGGCAAGCCGATACGGGTCTTCGTGACCTCCATGCCGAAACCCTGCAACTGGGCCAACGGGCCGGAAGTGCAGTTATAGTAAATCGAATCGAAGATATTGCCCGACTGGTCCTCGGACGTGGCCAAACACAGAATCTCAGGACGCTGGACAGGACGGCCAACAGGCTCACCCGGCAGATAATAGTAAGTCTGACCAAGAAACGTATACGTCTCACCCGACTTGGCCCAATGGTCGAAACGACACGGGCCAAAAGCCTCGAACAAGGCCAGATCATTGCCCAAACCACTCTTGTTGCAACCCTTCGGACGCCACAAGCTCACACGATTGAACCTGCGCCGACCATCCGGCTTCAACGCATAGGCGTTCAAATAGAACTGGATATACTCAGGACTATGAGTGACGGGCTTACCGGTCGCACCACCGCGACCGATGAGACTGAACGTCTCAACCCACCACAACGCCAAACGTCCAAGACTCCTACGCCTATCCTCATAAGTCAGGTTAGGAATCATCAAATGCATGTCAGCCAGCCGCCTCGATCTTGCGACGCCAAGCATCGATATCCTGAATCACAGCATGATTCGAACCATCCGAAGCGGCATGGTCGTCAGCCTCCGGCACATCGAACTTCAACGCACGCATCGAAGCCGGAGTCCAACCCAACTCGTCAAACAACTGGCGCACGACCGGCATCAACGTCGCATAACGACGAGTCGAAAGCATCTCATTGATCGTCGCGAAACCCAACTGGACAGCCATCCAGGAAGGAGCCGAACGCAACATCGAAGCATTCGGACTACGCCGATACTCCTCATACCAATGAGCAACCAACGGCAACCACTCCCCACCCTTGGGGAAAATCTGGTTAGCCGGAGGCAGATCAGGCCCCAACTTCCCATCAGGAATCTCCAAAACCTGATTACCGGAATCACTCGTCTTCCTGCCCATAACATCACTCCCCGCAAAGCCCCATTACGGGACGACAAGCGCGAAGCCCGTTACGGCACTACGCGCACCTGCGATGAACGACAATCCGATTAGCCAACGAGTTTTCACCACCCTGCTCCAACGGCACACGCCAAGCGCCAACCGGAAAATCATCACTCAAAACATCAACCGACCGGTCAAGCGGCAACTCACAAACCGGACACGTATGAGAACACGCGTTCCACTCGTCCTCGGCAGTCCAAAAACCAGTAGGAACACTCCCCCGCCGCCCGACACGGGCATTCGACCGAGGCTCCCACAACACCGACTTCAACGGCTGCGGAGTACGATTGGGGGCCGCACCCTCAGCCTTCAAACGCTGGAAACGCTTACGACAACGAGCCGAACAAAAAGCCTTGTCCCGACGCTCAGTCTCAAAAAAAGAGCCACACGCCAAACACGCACGACTCATACGACGCTTACGGGCACCACTGCCACTACGCCGCCAACGATCATAATGAGACCTACACATCCCATGAGCATGAACAGGCCCATCACACCCATTCACACTGCACTCACCCTCAGCTAACCGAACGCGGGATGCCTGTACCAACGAGCCTCCTCACGCTCAACCCTCTTCCTTCGCCGCGCGTCAGCCGACTCCAAACCAGTCTTATAAGAATGATGAGCACGACAAAGAACCTGAAGATTATCCCAAGAATCATCATCAGGCTGACCATCCTCGGCACGAACGATATGATCGACCTCATTCGCATGAGCGCCACAAGGACGCAACACGCCATCATCACCGATCACCGGATACTGGCAACGCCACCCGTAATAATCCAACACCTCACGACGCGTCCGCTCCCAACCCGGATTGAACCGTTCCTTACGATGCGACTTATTCCAATCGTTGGTCATCACCACTCCCCAGTGCTTCAGGAGGGAATCGAACCCTCACGTCACAGGACAACGCATTTTGAGTGCGCCGCGTCTACCATTCCGCCACCAAAGCAAAAGAAAAACAGGCAATCCCCACGCCACATCACCAAAAACCATGGGGATTGTCTGTCATCTAACCCAAACCGCCATAAGGAAATCCAATGGCAAAAAATGGCTTTTTACCGCCAGCCACGGCGCGCGGATGCTGAGGGAGTCGAACCCCCGGACCGTTCCCGGTCGCCACCTTAGCAAGGTGGTGCAATAAGCCACTCTGCCAAGCATCCAAAAGCAAGAGCCGCCATAGCGACTCAGGAGACTGTTCCCGCAGACTAGGCGGGTCAGCTGAAACTAGAGCCGCCACAAGACGACTCCGGAGACCTTTCCCACAACCTGTGGGTAGGCTGAGCACAGCATGTTGGACTCGAACCAACATCGACGGTTTTGGAGACCGTCATGCTATCCAGTTGCACCAATGCCATATGCGAGGATGGTCACACCCATGAAGCGTGACCATCCACCGAGTCGCCGTTAACGGAAGCGTCCGCCGCTTTCATCTCCAGAC